ATGCAATGAGCAAGATTTCAAGGATTACGTGGCTCGTAAAGCGCCGGTTAACTTCATCTTCCATAACGGAATTGGCTTTGATGTTCCTGTGGTTGAGCGTCTTTGGAACTTTACTTTTGACAGGAGCATGGTCACTGACACTCTAGTCCTCTCTAGACTTGCTGACCCTAGTCGTTCTGGTGGACACTCTCTTCGTAACTGGGGAAACATCTTAGGCTACGCCAAGGGAGACTACGAGGATTGGACTAGGTTGACTCCTGCCATGATCGACTACTGCATACGTGACGTAGAGTTGACTGAGGCGGTGTACAAGAGACTACGTGTGGAACTCGACGGTTTCTCACGGGCGTCACAAGACCTAGAACACGAGGTGCAGTGGATCATACAGGGACAGGAGCGTAACGGGTGGCTACTAGATCAGCGACTGTGCCACACACTGTGCGCCAAGTTCAAGGAGAGTATGTATGCTATTGAGGAAGAACTCCAGAGGGTGTTCCCACCTATTGTTGAGGAAAGGTGGTCTGAGAAGACAGGCAAGCGCCTTAAGGATAAGGTTACGGTCTTCAATCCTGGCTCCCGCCAACAGGTGGCTGAACGACTTGAAGCTAAGGGTGCGGTATGGTCGGAACTCACGCCGTCAGGTAGACCGCAGGTGGACGAGAAGACACTTGAGGAGAACAAACATATACCGGAGGCTGTGCAGGTCTTAGAGTACCTGTTGTTACAGAAGCGCTACGCTCAAGTCTCCTCTTGGATAGAACACGTTAAGGACGACGGCAGAGTACACGGTAGGGTTACAACAAACGGTGCAGTTACCGGACGCATGACGCACCAGACCCCAAACATGGCACAGGTTCCTTCAGTTAACTCACAGTTTGGCAAGGAGTGCCGTGACTGCTGGATTGTACCAGAGGGACGCAGGCTAGTGGGTGTTGACGCTAGTGGACTAGAGCTACGTATGCTGGCTCACTACATGGGAGACGAGGAGTTTACTGATGTCCTACTTAGAGAAGACATTCACACCAGAAATCAAGCTGCTGCAGGACTTGCAACTAGACCTCAGGCAAAGACTTTCATCTATGCTTTCCTATACGGCGCAGGAGACGCCAAGATTGGAAGCATCGTCGGAGGAACTGCAGGAGATGGCAGTAAACTTAGGAGGCGCTTTCTACGAAACACACCTTCTCTTGAAGCTTTACGAGAACGAGTTGGAGAAGCGTCTAGGAAAGGTCACCTCATCGGACTCGACGGACGGAAACTCTGGGTCAGATCAGAACATAGTGCACTGAATACCTTACTACAGGCAGCAGGTGCTATCGTTATGAAGAAGGCTCTAGTGTTACTAGACGACTACGCAACGCAACACAAGATTGACTACAAATTCATAGGGAACGTGCATGACGAGATACAATCGGAGGTGGTTACAGAACAAGCAGAGAAGTACGGGTGGCTTGCAGTCGAGTGCATCAAGGCGGCTGGCCTTTCATTTGACCTCAGATGCCCACTTGACGGAGAATACAAGGTCGGACAAACGTGGTCGGAGACACACTGATGGAGATAGTAATGGAAGAAATACCTGAAAATCCAATGGCTAAATACGCAAAAAACATAGATAGATATAAGTTTGTTGAGGGCGAGTGGTGGTATTATTATCCAGAGGACGGAACTAGTATTTCTAGTGGAAACCATACTAGAGAAAGAGCGACTACACTAAGAAAAAGACTTGACTCATTTATGTACGTCAACGGTAAATACATACCTAAGTCTCACCCGCTGCACAAACCCGGACGCTACAAGACGTTTACTGACGCAGCTTTTGACAGTCTAGCGAAGTACGAACTGAGTCGTGAGGGACAGGTGTACATCATAACCAACCCTAACTTCCCTGAGTGGGTCAAGGTAGGCATGGCTGTAGACTCAGAGGACAGACTCAACGGATACCAAACGTCGTCACCGTTCAGAGATTACTCGCTGTTCACCAACTGGCCTGTGGCTGACCGACGATCTGCTGAGTCAGAGGCACACAGTCTGCTAGAGAAAACTTATGGTCGCAAGGGTGAATGGTTCAACTGCACACCAGAGCAAGCCAGAGACTCTATCGCTGAACTAATGGAGCAACATAAATGAAAAGTATTTACTCGCTAGTAGACGACATCTACGCTGTGGTTGCTTCCAAGGAAGTGCCAGAGGACGTAGACCTCTACGAAGAGATAGAAAACTTTGGCGAAGGTTGCAAACGCCTGATGACTAAGCTGTTCACAGAGCAACGTGACGGACGCAAGCTACGAATGTCTAACATCGGGCGCGACGACAGGTATCTGTGGAACGTGGTCAATAACTCTGATGTGCAAGAGGAGATGACGCCTAACACGCACGTCAAGTTTATGTACGGGCATCTGATTGAGGAGATGCTGTTGTTTCTCACTAGACTCTCAGGACACGAGGTGACAGATGAACAGAAGCAGTGTGAAGTTGCAGGTATTACAGGGTCTATGGACTGCAAAATTGATGGTGTTGTCACTGATGTTAAAAGCACTTCCACTTTTGGGTTTAAAAAATTCAAAGACGGAAGTCTGGCTTATGATGACCCGTTTGGGTACGTTGCTCAAATTAAAGGGTACGCACACGCCGAAGGTGAAACATCGTTTGGTTGGTTAGCGATGGACAAACAGAACGGACACCTGACGTACCTCATGTACGACTCTGCAGATACGCAGGCTCCGGTGTACGACAAGATAAGCTACGACATAGAGGAGCGCATAGACCACATAAAAAAGCTAGTAGATCAACCAGAGTGGCCGGAGGTTTGTCACAAGACCGTACCAGACGGCAAAAGTGGAAATCAAAAGCTCGCCGTTGGTTGTTCTTACTGTCCCTACAAGTTTACATGCTGGCCCGAAGTAAGAACATTCCTGTACTCAAGTGGTCCAAGATATTTAACAGAGGTGTTCAATGAGCCGAAGGTCACGGAAATCCAAGCACAGTAACTTTAGATCGGGGTTTGAAGAAGATGTTGCAAAGCAGTTACAACCATTTGGCTTTAGCTACGAGCCGTTCCAAGTGGACTACATCATCCCACGGAAGTACACACCAGACTTCGTGTACGAGAAAAACGGACGGACGTACCTCATTGAGTGCAAAGGATACTTTCGTGCAGGAGACACGCAAAAGTATAGAGCGATCTCTAGGTCAATACCGTGGACGCAAGAACTCATATTTGTCCTGATGAAGCCTAATCAGAAAGTGAGTAAAAGTACCAAACTTACTATGGCTGAATGGTGTGACAAACACAATATTCTATGGTATAATATAGATACACTTAAGGAGTTGGTTGATTATGTCTCTGACACTAGAAGAAATTAAGGAGCGTCTGTTGCGGTTGTACGACCCTGACGATTTTCTGGAGTCTCTACAAATTTCATCAGAAGAAATACTGGACAGATTTGAGGATAAACTCATACGCAGACTCGACGAATTTCAAGAGGAGCTAGAGGAAGAATATGCAGAATGAGTGGAACATGACTGAAGACGACTGTGCAAAGTATGCTAAAGACTGTGAGAAGCTGCGTAAGAACTGTCAGGAAAGCAGGTCCATAGACGACATTACTACAGAGGAGTGGGACAGGATGTCTAAGACATTCACAGGAAAACTGTATCACCCTCAAGATACTCACGACCCTGTGGCACAGCCAGATCACTACAACAAGGGAGCTATTGAGGCCATTGAAGCAATCAAGGCGTCTATGCACCCACAAGAGTACAAGGGATATCTCAAGGGTAACTGTCTTAAGTACCTGTGGCGTTACGAGTACAAGAACGGCATAGAAGATCTACGGAAGGCTCGTGTCTACCTAGAGTGGTTAATCAAGGAGGTGGCTATATGAGTGCTATCTTTGACCTAGAACAACAGATGTTAGATTTTGCAAACGTCACTAAGGACATAGACCTAGTAACTAGATACTTCTTAGACTCCTCAGAGTGGAATGACCACATTAGCCCGAAGGCGACTGACGCAATGATTAACAAGTACTTTGCCATCAAGGAACTGTACGAGATCAAGTTTGACGAGATGTGGGAAACCTTTGACCAAGTGTGCAAGGAGTACCACAAGAGAGGTAAACATGAAAGTAATTGACGGCAAGTTTGGGACAAATACAGAAGAAAAGGAGATAACAACGGCTGAGTTTCTGACTGCGTTTGCAGCTAAGGCTCAGATACAGGAGACTGAAGGTAACAAACCTAAGGTGGTAGTAGTAATGTACGAGGACGGTCAGATGTTTGAAGTAGCGTCCAACGAACAGTACCCTGATGGGGTGTACATGCTACTACAGTTAGCAGCACAAGCAATCATTAACGAAACGCTAGGAGTAACAGAATAGATGGACGCATATCAACAGTACATACACAAGTCTAGGTACGCTAGGTACTTGCCAGAGGAGCAACGTCGGGAGACTTGGGAAGAAACAGTAAACAGGTACATCAACTTTTGGGTAGACCGTGGACACCTCAACGACTTTGACGTATCAGAGATATTCAAGGCAGTCCATGACCTAGACGTAATGCCCAGCATGAGGGCGCTGATGACTGCGGGAGACGCGCTGGAGCGTGACAACGTAGCAGGGTTTAACTGTAGCTACTTGCCCATAGACCACCCTAAGGCCTTTGACGAACTGATGTACGTGCTTCTGTGTGGTACAGGCGTGGGCTTCAGTGTCGAGCGTCAGTACATACAGAAGTTACCGGAAGTTGCGGAGGAGTTTCATGCAACCGATACAGTTATTAATGTTGCGGATTCAAAGATCGGATGGGCGAAATCGTTTAGGGAACTGGTATCACTGCTGTATACAGGTCAAGTCCCACAATGGGACATTAGTAGAGTACGACCTGCAGGTGCCGCACTCAAGACTTTCGGAGGTCGTGCAAGTGGTCCAGAACCTCTCGTTGATCTCTTCAAGTTTACAGTTGAACTCTTTAAGACAGCATCTGGACGAAAACTTAGCTCCATTGAATGTCACGATCTTTGCTGTAAGATTGCTCAAATCGTCGTCGTCGGAGGAGTCAGGAGAAGCGCCCTGATCTCACTGTCCAATCTCACGGACGACAGACTCCGAAGATGCAAACACGGACAGTGGTACATAGATGAACCCCAGCGTGGTCTGGCGAACAACTCAGCGTGTTACACAGAGAAGCCAGACTTTGAAGCCTTTCTCAACGAGTGGACTAGCTTATATGAATCTAAATCTGGAGAACGAGGTGTCTTTAGCAGAGTCGCAAGTCAAAAACAAGCTGCAAAAAATGAACGAAGAGATGCTACCTACGATTTTGGAACTAATCCATGCAGCGAAATCATCCTCAGACCCTACCAGTTCTGCAATCTTTCAGAGGTTGTTGTTAGGCCACAGGATACACTCGCAAGTCTCAAACGAAAAGTTAGGGTTGCGACTATCCTTGGGACTCTTCAGGCCACCCTCACCAACTTCAGATATCTCAGAAATATTTGGAAACTAAACACAGAGGAAGAGGCACTACTGGGTGTATCCTTGACAGGCATCATGGATCACCCGCTACTGTCAGGCAGGGGTGACAAGGGTAAACTTAAGAAGTGGCTTACGGAGATGCGGGAGGAAGCAATTGAAGTTAACAAGCAGTGGGCTAAGAAACTGGGTATCAATGTATCTACCGCTATCACTGCGGTTAAGCCTTCAGGCACTGTTAGTCAGTTGGTCGATAGCGCTAGTGGTATCCATCCTCGTTATAGTGCACAATATATACGTAGAGTACGTGCAGATGCTCGTGACCCACTTTGTGCCGTCTTAGAGGCCGCAGGAGTGCCTGTGGAGGACGATGCGATGTCACCCAGTACTAGGGTATTCTCCTTTCCTATCGCGTCTCCTGAGGGCGCTGTGA